TGCATAGAAGCACAAAAACATATGGACATCATGAAGGGTTATCATGTGTCTTTAGACAACCAAATGCTACACATAGTCATTGTAGCCTATTGCATGGATATGCTTTATCTTTTAGATTTGAGTTCCAAGCAAGGGAATTAGACAATAAGAATTGGGTAGTAGATTTTGGTGGATTAAAAGAATTGAAACAATGGTTGAAAGATAGTTTTGATCATAAGACCGTTGTAGATATCAATGACCCCCAGAAGGAAGTATTAGAAGGATTAGCAGAGCAAGGCTTAGCTGATATAGTATACTTTGATGGGGTTGGCTGTGAGAAATTTGCAGAGCATGCTTTAGCGAAAGCTGATGAGATTGCTCAAAGAATTACTGATGGTCGATGTTATTGTGTATCATGTGAAGTGAGTGAACATGGTGCAAATTCAGCAATATTTAAGCGTGACATTTCGTCAGATCTGTAGTATAATATAACATATGGCTAGAGTAAATAAGTTTAATATTGCTTGGCAGATTGAGCGTGTAAAGGCTCGATCTATTAAGGATGTAAATCAGAAAGTAAAACACGTAGTAAGTTTTCTTAATAAGAATAAGTCGAAAGAGAATTATGAAAGAGTTCTTAATTGGCTGAAGATGACTAAGGTAGCTTATAGAAGTGAAGCTCAAAGAAAAGTATTTGATGATGCTATTGCTAAGGTATCGAAGACTAGATATTCGGGATCTGATAGCAGTAATGATCTATCAAAGATTTCTACTAATGATTTACAAATGGTGTTGAAAGATTTAAAATCGCGTAAGTATGGTTTTCAATTTAAGAAGACACCACAACAACATACAGACTTTGTGTCTGCTATTGAAAAAGAATTGGAGTCGAGATGATTATTAATGTTGGTGAAACGTTTCCATCGTTTGAGATTGATGTTGTGAATAAAGATAAAGAGATCACTAAAGAGACTATCGAGCCAGATGGTCAATGGAAAGTTGTTTATTTTTATCCGAAAGACTTTACATTTATTTGTCCTACAGAGATATGTGAATTTGACAAACTTACTTCTAAAGTAAGAGTTGTTGGTATCTCAGGGGATAATGAGTTTTGTAAGTTGGCCTGGAGAAATGAAAACGATCTAATTGGTGATATCAATCACTCGCTAGGAGCTGACACTGGTTTGAATGTTTCAAGACAAGTTGGTGTTGTAAATCCAGAGGCGACTGTTTGTCTTAGAGCGACATACATTTTAGATGGTGCAAACAAAGTTAAACATGTATCTGTTAATGAACTTGATACTGGTAGAAATTGTGTAGAAATCGAAAGAACTCTAGACGCTCTACTAGCTGGTGGATTGACAGGATGTGGATGGCAAACTGGGGATGAATTCGTAGGTTAATTATGAAGATTAGTGTTGAATTACCCAAGCAATTATTTTATAAGCATGATGAATATAATGATTATGCTTTTATATTATTGCACAAGCTCATCGAAGATGAAGTATATGAAGACTTTATGATGAATTATAATGGATTCAAAATACTTGATAATAGTTGTTATGAATTAGGTGAATCAATGTCAAATGAAAAGTTGGCAGAATGGGTAGTCAAGGTTAATCCAGATGTGTTTATCTTACCTGATAAGTTGGGTGACACAGATGTAACCATACGAAGAAGTGAGGAGTTCCTAGAACAATATCCCTACATGGCTAATAAAGCTATGCCAGTTGTTCAAGGAACCACTAGAGAAGAATTTTTTGAGTGTTACCAATATTTCAGGGATAAATTAAAGCCTGAATATATTGGTATTCCTTTTTGTTTTCCTTGGATAGAACCTTGGGATGACGGAGACGCACAAGCTCAAGAAAGAGTAAACCTACTTCATGAATTACATTTAAATGGAACGGTTAATAAAAATATTAAGCACCATTTACTTGGCACATGGAGAATCTTTGAATATGCTTTCTATGAGGACTTTGATTGGATCTATAGTATAGATACATCAAATCCAATTGCAGCAGCATTTGAAGGTAACAAATATAAAGCGGAAGGTTTAACCTATAAACCTAAAATAAAATTTGATGAGTTTTTTAATATGGATGTAACCCGTGACATCTTAGAAACTTTTAATTATAATATGAAAAGATTGAGGAGTATGACTAACTATGGTAGATAAAATTAATCCTGCCCATTACCAAAATAGAGGCGATAACTTACAAGTAATTGATGTTATAGAACAATTTAATTTGAACTTTCATAGAGGTAATGTAGTTAAGTATACAATTCGTGCTGGAAGAAAGGATGAGATTGGTTATGAGAACCTAGAGAAAGCAATCGAAGATTTGACGAAAGCAAAATGGTACCTGGATCGGCAGATCGAGGAATATAAAAATCTAATGGAGAATAAGGATGGCAGTAAATCCGGATAAGTGTGATCCAGTATTGGGCGCAGAAGTTCAGAAGTATCTTATCGAGCAAGGAATTGATACTCCTGTTACAGAATTGGTGAAGACACCAAATAATGAAAAGGTAGATAAAATTTTACCTGCATTGGAATCTTTTGTTGAAGACTTAGGTTTAGATATGGAAGATGATTCGTTACAAGATACACCTAGGCGTTTAGCTAAGATGTATGTTAATGAATTGACTTGGGGATTAAATTATGATAACTTTCCTAAGTGTACAAGAATAGAAAATAAAATGGATTATAGTGATAACTTCGTATTGGAAAGAGGTGTTACTATAATGAGTTTATGTGAGCATCATTTTGTTACTATTGATGGTTTAGCAGACATTGCTTATATTCCAGATCAATATGTTTTAGGGCTATCAAAGTTAAATAGGATTGCACAATTCTTTAGCAGAAGACCTCAGGTGCAAGAAAGATTAACAGAGCAAATTAGACATGCTATTCAATTTTGTGCGAAGACAGAAGATGTTGCAGTAGTGATTAAAGCTAATCATTATTGTGTTAAGAGTAGAGGAATCCAAGATCAAAATAGTGATACATTGACCGCTAGTTTCGGTGGTGTATTTGCTGATGTTGGTTCTGATGTTAGAAAGGAATTTTTATCATGTTGCCGCAGTTAATGGATGAATTTGTAGATCACGAAAAGAATGTTAAAGCAGAAGTGGTCTTTGATGGAAAGTCCTATGGATGCATCTTCTATAACCAAGGGCAAAGGGTTGGTCAAGAAATTTATGAAGGCAAATCCAAAGCTTGGGCAGAGAGTGCTGCAGAGAATTACGTATTAGGAATAAAGACTTTAAATGGATAACTTACAAGATTGTTTAGATAGATTACCAGATACAGATAAAAATGTATTGGCGGTATTGAGTGGTGGATTAGATTCATCGGTTATGACTATGATGCTAGTGCATAAGTATGGTAATGATAGAGTATCGGCAATAAGTTATGATTACGGTCAAAAGCAAAGGGTAGAATTGGAAAGAGCATTCGCCCTTTGTAATAAATTAGGTATCAAACATAAGATAGTTAATTTAGAAATCTTAGGCGAGATAGCAAGACCTATGTCGGCTAATATTGGTGGAACAGATGTGGCTATGCCTAATATACAAGATGTATTAGGCGATCCACAACCACCTACATATGTACCTTTTAGAAATATGATTTTGTTATCGTTGACAATGAGTGCAGCAGAAGTAGCAAAAGCAAGTCATGTATTTACAGGATTACAAGTGCATGATGAATATGGTTATTGGGATACATCACAAAGGTTTGTAGATAGTATTAATGCTATAGCAGAACAAAATAGAACCTTTAAAGTAGAAGTTCAAGCTCCATTTAGTGAGATGAGCAAAAGACAAGAAATAGATATCGCAGTTGAGTTAGGACAATTTGATTTATTGAAGAATACACTTAGTTGTTATGATCCAGTAGATGGTAAGAGTTGTGGAGTATGTCCTACATGTGCGGAAAGAATAATGAATTTTGTAAGAGCGGGATATGAAGATCCAATCGAGTATGTTGATAGTTTTGATTGGAGCTTAGCCGTTAGTAAATTTGAAATAACATAAATATATGTGCGCGATATTTGGAAGTTTTAAAAAAGAGAAGCTAGAGGAATTAGCAGAGCTCAATAGTTATAGAGGACAGTTGTCGTATAGTATTAGTCAATACGACCCTGAAGAAAAAAAGTTATTCCTGAAGCGAAAATGTGAAGGCAGCTTTAACATCGAGGACGTGCAACTTGATGATGGATGTTATTACATCGCCCACATCCAGGCGCCCACTACCGCAGCTTCTGCCATAGATAGTATTCACCCGAGCGCGCGCAACGAAACCGGGGATCTTCTATGGCATAACGGTATTCTGAAAGAGTCATTTGTTAAGCAAATGCAAGAGACTCTTCCGAGTGAAC